TGGACCTCTTAGTGATTGGCAGGCTATATGTGGTGATTCTAATAATGCAGCCATGAATCCTCGTGATAATTCTAAGTCTGTGGGACCTACTCTCAGAGATCTTAAGATTCCTAAGGACCAAGCCTTTTTGAAAGGGGACGATGGCCGTTATACTGTTCATCCTGTTATTCTTGCTGAGATGGTTGCTCTTGAAGAACATCTTCGTGGTGATGAACCTCTGAAACCCATACGTGTGCAAGCGTGTATTAAGAATGAGGTTTACCCTAAGGATAAGGCTGATGTCGGGAAAGCGCGTTATTTTTACGTCGTTGATGTATGGGTGAATCTTGTCCTTCGTAAACTCCTTCTGCCGATTTTAAGCTTTCTGATGGATAATCCTTATAAGTCTCGTATAGCGACTATGCTTAATGCGACTGGTAGTGATTGGCATCGCATGTTTGAGTTTTTGACCAGATCACAGGGTAGTGATTGGAAAGACTCCCCCTTGCTTGATAGGTTCTTTGGTTGTGATCAAAAATCTTTTGATTTATCCCACTGCTCCTTGTGGGACGGTGTCGTGTCAGTCTTTAGTAGCTTGGCCAAGAATTTGGGTTATAGTGCCAATGATTGTCATGCCGTTCGTAGATCGGTTCAGATGATTCGCCATTGTGTTATGGAAATGGAAGGTAATGTTTCCTTCGTTTGGGATATTTTGTGCTCAGGTTTAGCACTTACTATTCATTTTAATTCCATCTCCAATGAACTTCTATGGCGTTCAATCTATTACCAGAAGTTTCCTTTAGCCAAGATAGATGCCTATGATAGAGAAGTCCGTACCATGAACTGTGGGGATGACTGTGTAGGGACCACAGTGATAGACCCTTCCATATTTCAGGATCTCTCTAGATTTTGGGGCTATGAGGTCACGGATGACACAAAGAAAAAGACAGTTTCTTTAGTCAAATACTCTGACGTGACCTTTCTCAAACGCAGGTTTGTCTTTCGTTATGGACGTATTGTCGGTCCTCTTGACCGTCAGTCCATTTATAAGGCACTTGCGTATGTGTCAGGAGTAAAACCCAAAGAAGAGGATGCGCGTAATATAAATACAGTCTTAGGACAGCTTAGGGAATGTGTACTCCATGGTCCAGAGCTGTATAATCATGTGCTGACTGCTTCTACTAGAGTGTACCCTCAGCTCACTAAATTTACTGTGAGTTATGAGGATATGCTCGATCAATGGAACATGGTTCCAAATTGGGTCACCTGGGGTTTACCTGAGGTGGTCTAAAATTGATACTCTAGGGGTTGATCGTGCTGGTTATGAGGCTATCTCCAGCAGCGCGCCCCGCATTTATATGAGGCATCTTTATGCCCAGTCTCATTTCAGCCGAGGTTCTCATGTGATCCCTCGGTGATCTGCGTCACATGACTGATCAAGACAAACAACAATTAAATGAGGCTATGGGACTCAACGTTCCTGAACCCTCCCTTCCCGCTGACGTTACGTCAACGGTTACACATGTCGCTGAGTTGGCTTCACTCGAGGAGTCTACTACCGGCATTACCTCCTTCTTCCGAACTCCAGCAAAGTCTGATTTGGATTTGGATTCCTTCTTCAAACGACCTCGTGTTGTGCGGATAATTAATACTAGTAGCCCAGGAACCAACTGGGATGCTTTCCCTACGTGGCGTGCTGTGGCACCGGTAAATGATTTGCTCAAACAATGGGGTCTTTTTAGAGGCGATCTGCATGTTATTGTGAATGTAACTGGCTCCAACCAACTTGTAGGTAAATGGAGACTGTGCGCAGTTCCACATCGCTATTCAGATCCTTATTGTACTTCTGTGTGGCAGTTTCCGATAACCACCGACTATTTTTCAACATCTT